CGGTCTCGGTGTAGGAGGTCTGCAGGTCTACCCAGTCCTCACCGCCGAACATCTTCTCAGTGGAAGACTCACGAGCCGGGTTAACGTTGAAGCCGTCCTCGCCGACCGCGCCGTGGTCCTTGAAAGCTTCATCGAGCTTCTCCGTGGCAGAGGTAGGTAGCTTGGTGCCTAGTGGTGCGTTGAAGTACACGCCGCCATCAATCGGGGGCGCACCAACAAATGCATTATTGATGTTGACAGCCATGTGTCAGGTTTCCTTTCAGAATCGTTGGACCGGGCCTGAAAGAAAAGTGGTTCAGCAACACCTATTGGGTGCGCTTAAGTTGCAGTTGAGCGGTGAACTGGAATCGATAGAACCGACTGTCGGGGTCGTCATAACGAGTGAGATTGTTGTCCACAGAAGCCCAAGTAACTTGGTTACTGCGAAATCCTCGCCATGCGTCCCATGCATCATCGGCTAGTTTCTCCGCGGCTACTTCGCTAGGGGCGTAGCACTCCACGAGGAAACGTGGTGCCTTCGTCGACCACGTATCAGCACCACCACCAATTCGCGAGACGATGACAAACTGCTTCGGCTCCGGGTCGGGCATACGCGTTGACACGCGCACCCCAAGCGCATCGCCTAATAACTTGACGGCAATTGCCTGCGTTGAAATACCCATTAGCCAAGCACCCTCACAAGCACGTTTTCTCGCCCTTCCCGCCACTTGGCTGACCACGTATCCGCGTACACGATGCCACGGAATCGAGACTTGCCTTGCTGGGTGGAAAGTACGAATCCGTCCCCGGCACGGCCGGCGATGTCCTCACCGTGTTGCACTACAAGTTGCTTAGCGGCACTACCGCGAAGGAGTTCCTGTAGGCCGGCTTTATTGGGCTGGTATTTCGTCACGGCTACACCACCTCACATGAGCCCATCCGACGGGGCTATACGCGGCTTTCACTTTGGTCTGTGCTTCGTCTGCGAAGCAGATGAGCGAGCCGCCGTCGAAAGACAGGGATGAGGTGCGAACCTTGTCGGCCCCGCCGTCTGGCCGCTCAATGAGTAGCCAATTATTCGATGCCTGCAAGGTTCACCACCTCTAGCCCTGGCGCCCACCCGAAGGGGTTGTGCTCGTAGTTTTCGGGTTCGCCCACGACTTCGAGAACGTCCTTCCGCTCGGGTAGGCGCACCGCGTCTCCTACGAGAAACTCCCCCGTAGGGGCGTACATCTCGATTTTGACGGTGCGCCGCTCATGCCCGGCAAGCTTCGGCTCGTCAGTTTGCGGCATCGCCCACCCAGCAACCATGACTGGTTCTGTGGACTCCACGTCTTCAACAACATCGTTGCCGAGCTCATCAACAGTGCCAACCCGCTCACGACGAATACGCACCACGGAGAAACGGAGAGGAACATCCAAAGGCACTACCAGCTCACCGCCTCTACGGTTCGCATGCCACGAGACCGGTTCAGCTCATCGTCGAGCGCTTTATCTAGCATTTCTCGCTCCGCCTTCGTGAGAAACAGGTTGCCCTCACTATTGCGAAACGACGAAGACTGCGAGAAAGCACCAGCGGTTTGTGACAGGGACTCCATGTGGTCAGTGTTCTCTGACTGCAAAGCGCGCTTCGCCATCGAGCACACAATAATCCGCAGAACAGCAGCGAGCTTTTCTGATGGATTATCCGGCAGGTCGTACATTGCCTGCAGCCACACGGACGCATCTTCAAGTACGGCGTTCGCCTGGTCCCCATCGGGGGCAAGCGACCACCGTGCGCGCAGCTCGTCGCTAGTTGCAAACGCCGCCATGACTACTGCTCCAAACCGGACAGCTTCACCACAGACAGCGGGTCAGTAACACCAAACGCCATCGTCGCCCAGGTGTAAAAGCGAGTTACCTGGCGGCCCTTGATGTACTCATTGTCGGTGGAGATCGGGTCCTCAACACCCATGACACCGACCGCGCCACGCTGCAGCAGCAAGCCTTCACCCTCGCCCAGGGAGTTGGTGTTGGACACGTAGAGGGTGATGCCGAGGGTGGACAGAATCTGCTGCCACTTGTCGACGCCGAGAATAGCGCGAAGGTTCTTCGCGTCACGTGGCTTCAGCACGAGGGTGTCGGGCATGTAGCCAAGGTTGGTTTCCTCAATCTTGAGCTTGGCTTCCTCAATATCATCAATGAGCTTGCCCTCACCGGTCAGCGCACTCTTATTGGATGCGGTGACCTTGCCGGCTGCTGCCCAACCAGAGGACTCCAGCTTCAGCCCATTATCCATGGTGGAGATGACGCCGTCGATAACCTGGAACGCACGGTCGTCAATGTCCTTAACCATCGTGTTGGCCACACGGTTGGCTCCACGCTGCAAGATGATTGGGTCGTTGCGCTTTTCTGCCTCGCGAGTCAGGTCGTAGTGACCACCGGTCTTTACGACCGGATCTACTACCGGCTTACCCTGCGCGGTGGAGAACGCTGGGAACTCCGCGCCGGGGGCAATAACACCTGGCTTTTCCGCCGCGGTGGCCATGTTGGCTTCGAGGCGGTCGTACATGATGGCGCCGCCGTTTGCTGCGGTAGAGGTGAACAGGAACTGGGAAACCAGGTTTGCCTGTGTCAGTTCCGCCACGTAGGTAGACAGGCGGGTTGGTTCCTGCACCAGCATGGACGTGGTGATGGTGCCCTCGTCGTTAACGCGGGCTGGGGAAAGTGGGAAAGTGAAATCAGCCATCTTTCTTCCTCCTTACTTCAGCGCCACAATGACGCGATTATTAGCAGCGGCAGACACAGCGATACCTACCACCGGGGCGGCTTCCGCGGCCTTGGTGGCCTTGCCGGACGCTGCAGCGGCTACTGGGTCGCCGGCGGCGATAGCGCCATTAGATTCAACTTCAACGATGTGGCCTGCGCGGTACACCATGACGTAGCCATCCTTAGCTACGTCGGTGGCGGGCACGCCGAAGACCTGGGCGCCGGCACCAGCGGTCTTCGCAACTGGGTTGCGGCCGTCAATGTCGCCAGCGAGCTGTACGAAAGTACCCGCCTTCAGGTCCGCCTGTGCCTTCACAGTCGGATTCTGGGCGGGGGTGTAATGAACAACAGTGGACATTACGAAAATCCCTCCTTGAATGGGAATTAGTTATGTTGTGTAAACTTGCCGTTAACCGGCCACGACGCAGGGAACGAATAATCCGGCGCATCCTCCCGCGAGGAAGCACCCGGCTTGAGATTTTCGACTGGATAGTCAGACGGCGGTGTGGCTCGCTTCGCGGCCTGCGCCTGCAACTCGCCTAAGCGCTTTGCGTTATCGTCGAACTTCTCCGGGTCGCTTCCCAAAAGGTCGGCGTTCTCCTCCGAGATTCCGTACTTAGACAGGGCCTTGGAACGGGCCAATTCCACTTGGTATTGGTTGGACTTAGTGCGCTCGGCCTCCAGGGCTTCTTGGGCGCGCTGCAGTTCCGTCTTTTCGGCGTCTTGAATCTCGCGGTACTTTTCCGCATCGGCGCGCAGCTCATTGCGCTCGGTGCGGTAGCGGGCACTTTCCTTACGGAGCTTTTCTAGCTCCTGCTGGTAGGACTCTGCGCTGCGTTCCGGTTTCGAGTTGTCGGCCTCCTGGGCCTTATCCTCGGTTGCCACCTCGGCGGCATTCTGGTCGTCGGTGGTGGCGGTAGTTTCTTCTGCCATCGGTAACCTCCTGGGTTATCTGGGTTGGGCATGAAAAAGCCCCCGCCACCAACCAATGTGGTGTGGGGGTGGTGCGCTAAAGGGGAATCGAACCCCAACACTGCCAACCTTTGGTAGCGCTATTTTTCGCCAAACGGCGAATAATCAGTGGTGCTCAAACTGCCGGAAGAAATAAACTCAGTCCACTTTCTAAACTGCGCAGGCGACGGTTTATCCCCCGCCCATGTCTGCTCCCGCCAGTGCGTATACAGGGCGTCTGCTTCCTTTTGCCCTTCCCACGGCTTGCCATCAACTACGAGCACTGGAATGCAATCGCAACCATCGTGGTACCTGCGTCCGTCACGTCGGCGAACCACCGTGTCTTCGGAATACACCGCCCCGCGAGAGGCAAGCATCGTACAGAAAGCGCACGACTCTCGACCCGACAGAACACGCGCATAACCAACCCGTGCAGGGCGCCCAGACTTAAACTTTGCCGAGCCATTGTGCGCCGCATCCGCCACTGCACTACGGCCTGCATCCACAACGTGGCGCGATAGACGCCGACCAAGCTCTCCAGCAACGCGAGCTTTAACAGCTGGGTCCATGTGGTTGGAAAAATCAGGGCTCACAGCCTGCATGACACGCTTCTTGGAATCCTCATCCAACATCATCACGTGTAGTTTCGACGAATCTGGGGATAATCGTGAAACGTCTGCAATGGCGTCAAACAAGGCTTTCCGTGGGTAAGGGCGTATAGGCTCAGGCTTTATCTCCACGCCGGCGCCAGCGGCCTGGCGTCCAAGCTCCACTACATGAGTTCGCCACGCTGTGCGACGCATGCGAACGACACGTGGATACAAAATGTCCACTAGCCGCTCCACCTGCTCCACGGTAACCGGAACACCATAAGTAGCCAATGCTTTGTTCACTAAGCGGCTAATATCAACCGCTAGCGAATCATCATTGTTGCGAACATGCGCCAGCGGCATACCTTCACCACCTCACAGTAATTAAAGCTGCAACCCATCTACGGCATCACCAGCGTCAGCAATACCGCTAAACAGGTTCGACGTGCGAGCGGTCGAACGGGCACGTTCCACACGTTCCTTCGTCCACCCCGGAATATCCGACCACAATTCCTCCGGCGGGATGCCCAACATGGTTGACAGTTTGCCCAAACCGTCCACAGTCTGCGCGAACGAACGCGACGAAGTTTCCTCCCACGTCACTTCCGCCTCAAAGTCTGCGGCGCCGTCCTCATCACCAGAAGCATGCGAGCATAAACGCAGCAATTGCTCGTGCGACTCCCCAAGCGACGTTTGAATCTCTGCCGCCTGTCGGTCCTTCGAAGTCTCCAGCGCTGCCAGACCGTCGGCCGAGATGTTGCTAATCGCGTTCGCACCCAACGACTGGGCTGGCACCTGCGCTAAGGCGGCAAAGTCACGTACCGACGCCTGACGCGACTCAATATAACGCGACAAGTCCGTCTCGTCGTACTGCCCAACCTTCACATCAGGGTCATCAAAGAATTGCGTGTCAGCTACAGACTGGCGGAAAGCCTCCATCTCATTCTCCGGCACCCAACCAATCACATAGCGTTGCTTAAACGCGGCAAAATGCTGCGCTACTCCCTGCTCATAGTTCGTGCGATTAATGCGGTCTTGCAAGCCGAGTAGGTGCTCCACGATGCCGCGGCGCTCTTCACCATCAGTAAGCATGCGGTCCTGGTATCGAACGATAGGCACCGCGCCCATATTGTGCGGGCGGGCTTCCTGAAACACGAGGTTCTTCGGAGAATAATAGGTTCTATCAAGCCAACCTCCCACGCTCTCCGGCGCATGCTCAATACCAAACCAGTACACGTACTCTTCATCGAACATGCGCATGTACCGGTCGCCGATTTCTAGCGCTAGCATCGGGTACTCATCCGAAGACGGCACGCCGGGAAGTCCCAGCGAATCGGAGTAGAACGTCACCATGCGCCGCGGGGAATGCACACCAATACGCAAAGCATTATCCGCCGCAGGCAACACCGAAGCGTAGGACGTGCCATACGTAAGCGCGGCGCGATGAAGCCCAGTCTGGCGGGCTGACATCTTGTTCCGCTGCCACCACGCCCACGCATCCGCCTGCTCCCCCTCGGCGGAATAGAAACCATCCACCTTCAGCGACTGCGAATACGTATCCACCACTAGGGCCACGAACGGCGCGACAGACATGCGCGCAAGCTCCGCGTGCTGCTCACGGTTCTTAGAATGCACCGTAGCCCCAACTCGAGCTGTAGCCGTCGCACTATCCCACGGCACCATGTACTCGTGGATGTTGTCGAAAATCCTGCGCTCGGCCACGTGCGTGGACAATAATTCACGCACCGCATGCTCTGCTTTATCACGCCTTAGCACCACGGCCTCCTCCCACTAATTTAGATAAAAAATGCTTTCCCAGTCCGCTGCTTCTTCTTCGACACACCGCCACGCTCGCGAGCCAGACGCCACACCATGCGCGCACCAATCATGCACACGCATGCGTCAATCTTCTTCGCCGACTTCCTCGACTCTTTACGCACCGTGATGCCGTAGCGGCCCTCATGCCGGCGAGCGTTCAATACATGCTCCGTCAGCAGCGGGTTGCCGTCATGCGTGAATGAATGCTGCATGACTTCCGCTTCCGCGAGCTCTGCAGCCGTTGTGAACTGAAAATCCTTACCGCGCATATCCCAAGCAATAGGCTCCGGCTGTTGTGCACCCCTAGAGGTAGCCCACAACTCCAACCGGTCGCGATACCGCTCCGGCCACGCCACTTTCGTAAACGACTCCCATTCACGCACATCCGCGTAGAAGCCAATGATGTTCCACGTCGCGAACGCAAAATCCACACGGTCATCAACCGCCTGCACATCCACCATCGGCTTGTCCTCTGGGTCTGCTGCTTTCGGTTGCCACACCCCAATCGTGAAGATATGCCCATCGTCCATGCGGCACCCAATGAGTGCTGTGTGGTCATTCGACAACGAGCCGTCAAAGAACATTACGATGTCCTCGCCCGGCGCGACATCAATATCTGGCCGCGCCATCTGCGCCCAATCCTGCGGGTCACACCACGAATCAGACGAGGCTACCGGCCAATTCAAATACTTACGCTTCGAATCATCCACCTGCGCCGACGGGGACCAAATACGGGTCATAATCGCATCAATATCCGACCACGGGCAATCCGCATACACCCATTCAAGTGCAGCACGTAGAGAATCAGCATCTCCCAGCTCCGTGTCGTGTGGGGCCTGGCGTGCATCATAAAGAATCCGCGACTCGTTCTTAGACCGCCCTGTCTCCTGCAATACCCAGTCATTAAACGTGGACTCACCCGCCGAGTTAATGCCCGGCTTCCACGCATTCAACGTCTCCAACATACGAGAGCCAGACTTCGACAAGTTATCCATCAAAGTAGCGTGCAATTCTGCCCCGCCATTCGACGGGGTCCAGTGCTCCAACTCGTCACCAATAACGAATGTTGACTCCGCACCTTCTGCGGTTGCTGCCGATGAGGTAATGACTTCGAGTTTGCCTTCCGGCTGCACGAAAATCTGGGTCTTGCCAACATCCAGACTGTAATCACGATGCAGCGCCGGCGCGTTAGCAGGTGACGCCATCGCACGCACCATGCGCATCGTATTCTCTGTCTGGTCCAGCGAGACTGCGGCAATCTGCACCCACGGCATCGACACTGGCTTACCAACCACGCCGCCCGGAACGTCTGGGCTCCAATGGTCAAACCGTACTGGCGCCAAAAGCTCAATCAGTGCCATGACTGCAGCGAACGGGGACTTACCAGACCCTTTTGCCAACCGACGCGCCCCATGGTGGAAAAGCCAACGCCCATTCTCGTCCAGGGCGTAGAACCACAGGACGAAGCGTGCCTGCTCGCGGGTAAACTGCCACGCCTTTCCGGCACGAATACCGTTCGGGTGGCGCAGGTACTTCGCAGCCCATGCCAAAGCCTCATAGCCTAGCGTGAACTTCGGTAGCCCCTCGGGCAACGTCGCCAGCCGCTCCTGCGGAGCAACATCACCCATACTGGCCACCTCCTACATAAACAGCTCCTTGTAATGAGACATCACCGAAGAAGACTCATCATCAGCAGCAGTGTCGCTCGCCGCCTGGAACTCAACACGCAAACGACGCCGCTCCCCTTCCGTTGTCATCAACGACGCAGCAGCACTATTAAACTCGGCAAGCATCGTCGCCTTCACGCCCTTTTCGTTGTACAGCTCCTGGCTCATAATCTCTGCTATCAGGCGGGCGGTCTGCCAATCCGACGGCTCATAAAACATCGCCTGCCGCGATTCCTTGAGTGAGCGGAACCAGTCCTTCATCAGCGGATGCCACGACGGAGACACCCGCGGCGCCTTCACAACAGGACGCGGCGCATCGTCCTTAACAACAGTCAGCTTCGGCTGTGACTCATCAGGCTTATTACGACGACGCCGTTGGTCGCTCCGCTTAGGTGGTGGACCGGGCATTACTCATCACTTCCTTTAACTTCAATGGTTCTCCGCACCGGATGAACCGCCCATACGAGTACTTCTCAACGCTGCCGTCCCCCACAGCACGGCGCGTGCCTTTTCGTTCCGCCAACTCTATGAACACGTGCAGACCGCGACCGCTAACAGAACTCTCCACGTAGATAATCGGCTCCGCGATTGCCTTGATAACCTCACGCGCCCACGGCTTCACAACACCGTCCTCAAGTGCGTTATCCAGGTCGTAGCATCCGAGACCGCCGCCGAGCATGACGCCGAAACCATCTCCCGCGCCCCGCTGCACCTCGTCGAACGAACACCAGGTGCTGGGATTGGTAGACGATGCCGGAGCGCCGGAAGGCGTAACAGGGCGCTTACCATCAGCACGCACCCAACGAACCTGCTCGTGAAATACGCCCAGTGGCAACGCTTTACGCCGCCTGCACAACGCCACCCGACAACGAGTAGAGCAGGTACGACGAGGACGACCCGTCCCCTTAACCTTCAGCTCACGCCCACAGTTCTCGCAGTTCATACCTACAATTATACCCTGACCTGCGCTTTGTAACGAAACGCAACCCAATGAGCTTGCCCACACATAACCGCAGGTCAGAATCCTGCAACCCGTACACAGACATTCACCAGAAGGCATAGGGTGAATGTCTGTGTACGGG